CCCCATCTGTGGAAGAGATCAGGGCAATGGCTCAAGCTGACGATCTCGATGTGGACCTGCCTGACGACGAGAGGGCTGCCTGATGGCAGAGACTGCGACAGTCGAGACGCTTGCGCAGGACATTGCCCAGCAGATGCACGCGGCGCCCACTGAAGATCCACAGGGCACGCTCAAGCAGTTCGACTTCGACGATGACTTCCAGGCAAAGGTAGCGGCCCTGGCTCTGCGTGATGCCGTGTTCAACGAGCGCACCGAAGGTCTGGTGCGCCCGGAGTTCTTCGAAAACGCGGCTTACGCAACCCTGGTAAATATGGGCCTGGAGTATTACAGGAAATATCGTCGCCAGCCTGATCTTGTAACGCTCAAGGATATTGTGAAGGAGGCCATTGGCTCAAAGATCATTCGCAAGGATATGGTCGATGACATCAAGGGTGCTCTGATCAAGCTCCTCAAGCACGACATTGGTGATCGCGATTATGCCGTCGAAAAGGTCGCTGACTTTGCCAAGCATCAGGCAATGGAGCTCGCCATTCTCAGCTCAGCCGATCTGCTCCAGAAGGGCAAGTTCGGTGAGATCGAGAAGGCAGTCAAGCAGGCTCTGGAAGTGGGCGCGATCAACGACAGTGGCGAATACGACTACTTTGCCGAGATCGAGTCACGCACCGAGGAACGGCTCCAGATTGCTGCCGGACTGATCAAGCCCAATGGTGTCAGCACAGGCATCGAGGTAATGGATCAGAAGCTCTACCACAAGGGCTGGGGCAAGGGCGAGTTGAGCATCCTGATGGGTGGAGCGAAGTCGGGCAAGACTACCGCTCTGCTTAACTTCTCACGCAACGCGGCACTACTTGGCTACAACGTCATCTATGTGACCCTGGAAGTGAGCAAGAAGATTGCAGCCGAACGTATGGATGCGGGCTTCGCTAACGTCCAGATGAAGGGTTTGCAGGATAGCGTGCATGACGTGCGGGAGCGCATCAAGGACATCGGTATGCGTGCTGGTATGCTGAAGATCCACGAGTTCCCATCCGGAACGATGAAGCCTTCAGCACTGCGCAGACTACTGGGACGCTACAAATCCAAAGGTATCAAGATTGATCTACTGGTCGTCGATTATCTGGACATCATGGCGCCAGAATATCGCACCAACGATCCCATCGAGAATTCAAAATCGATCTGGGTCGATGTGCGTGCGATTGCGCAGGAAGAACAACTGGCAGTGCTGTCCGCAACGCAGACCAATCGCGATGGATTCAAGTCCAGCGTGGCAAAGGCAGAGCATGTGGCGGAGGATTTCAACAAGATTCGAACCGCTGACATCGTGATCTCGATCAATGCCACCGAGGAAGAGCGTAGTCGTGGCGAAGCAAGACTGTATTGGGCTGCTTCGCGTAACCAAGAAGGCGGATTCAGCGTGTTTATTAAGCAGGATCTTTCCAAGATGCAGTTCGCCACAAAGGTCTTCAAAATTGAGTGACCAGGCGCTACATGAGGTGCTGGAAGTTATCGATCCTGAGTATTACCTGGATCGAGAAGGCATCGACTATCGCCTCACGCACGGATCATCGGGCCAACAGCTCAACGTGCGCGAGTGCCCGGTCTGTGGCAATAGTGAGTGGAAGGTTTACCTGAATGCGGATACGGGTCTTGGCAACTGCTTTGCAGGCTCGCATCCGCCAGGTGAAAATTTCAACAAGTTCAGCTTTGCAAAGGCACATCTCGATGCCGAGAGTAATCATGCAGTGGTTGAGCATCTGCGTCAGATCGCCCAGGAAATAGGCTGGCGTCCACGCAAGACGAAATCCGTTGCCGTCGAGATGGATCCGGCTGACCTGGAGATGCCTCTGTCGTTCGAGTTGCCAATCAACGGGAAGAATCTTGCATACCTGGCAGATCGTGGTATCGACCTGGAAGTGGCGCAGTATTTCAATCTGCGTTACTGCCATCATGCCTGGTTCAAGTATGAGCTCAATGGCGAAGAGAAGTTTCAGTATTACGGCAAGCGCGTATTGATTCCGATCTTCGACATGGATGGCAAGCTCGTGTCCTTCCAGGGTCGCGACATCACCGGAACGGCAGATAAGAAGTATCTGTTCCCGCCCGGCTACAGCTCAACAGGCAAATACCTGTTCAATGGTCACAACGCGCATCGCTCCAAGCGGATCATTGTTGGGGAAGGTGCATTTGACGTGATGGCAATAAAGATTGCCCTGGATATAGATGTTTCAATGCGAGACATCACAGCAGTCGGAACATTCGGAAAGCACCTGTCACACGGCAATGATGGCGGAGATCAGCTCTCCAAGTTCCTTGAGCTAAAGCATGAGGGTCTGAACGAAGTGACCTTTATGTGGGACGGTGAGAAGTCCGCATTGATCGCCGCGATGGAATCGGCGCTGATGTTACATGCACATGGAATTCACGCCAGGGTAGCCGTGTTGCCAGAGGACAAAGACCCGAACGAAGTGCCGCCGCACGTTGTGCGTGACGCTTACTGGAAGGCAATGCCAGCGACAAAAGCGAATCTGGTGAAATTAAAAATGATGTAAAGGGGAAGTTGTTACCCCAGCATCAGCACGAGAAACTAACAACATAATGAGACGCAATACGAGGTAAACGAGATGGATAAATTGAGCTTCTATCATCGCCATCTGGAGCATGAAGGTGGCACTAAGGATTACGACTGTGTTGTCCTGATCAATGATCGAAATGAAAATGCAATCCTGGTCCAGCGATGGGGCAAGATTGGCAGCAAGGGCCAGAGCAAGATAGTTGGGTTCAAACACTTCAATCAGGCACGCGCTTACGAAAACAAGGTGAAGGATGGCAAGTGCGATCCATCAAAGGGCTATCGTCAGGAGGATTACTCTGAGCAGAGCGGTATCACCTTTGACGAGTTTTATAACGGTGCGCCTGAAGCTGGCAAGATCGTTCTGGGTCATGTTCAGCCACATGAATTGGCAGCAATTGGCTTTGACATCGATGGTGTTTTTGCTGGTGGAGAGTCAGTCACGAGTGACGAAGATCAGGCGGTAGAGGAGCAGCAGGTGCATGAGATGGCACAGGCGCAGACTCAGCGTCCAACACATTACGCAACCTGGTAGGAGGTGACGCATGATCGAAGAAAATCAAACCTATCCGATCGACAAGTCCATGGGTGGCAAGAATGCGTATGCCTTCTGGTGTGAGATTCACGAACAGCGCAGGAATTACGGCGTCTGCCTGTGGCTGAAGGATGCGTATGACGCAGGCCGCCTGGACCCAGAAGATCCACTGCGCAACGACTGTGCAATTGCCATAAAGCGGGGAACCTGCAAGGCACTGGAAATGCGCGAGGAAGAGCTGACGGCAGGGCACGCCCTTTATTACATGCCCAAGCGCGAGGTGAATCCAGAATCCATTTACAAGCCCGGCGGCGACCACAACGACATTAATTATCAGCGCGGCTGGAACAAGGTCGGCGGCAACAGGGAAAAAGACTTCGACCTTCCTGATGCGCCTGGACCAAAGGTCATCAAGGGTGTTGCTAAGAAGCCCGAGGATGATTACGGCGTGCAACAGATGGATATGTCTGCGGTTGTCAACGCGGTCGCTGAAAAAGACAAACAGCAAAAGCCTGGCAGAACGATCACCCCCAGTGAAATGAAGGTGCTGGAAAAGAAGATCGAGGCGATTGCCAAGAAGAACCCCGAGAAGGCGCGCGTGATGTTAGAGCGTGCCCGTCAATTAACTATCAACGCGTGAGGTAATAATGAATTCAGACCGAATATACGATGTTATCGAAGAGATAGCGGCGGCAAGTGGTAAGGCCAAGCAGGAAATCCTGAAGTCCTACTCGACCGATAAGGAACTGCGCGATGTCCTGGTGGCGGCACTCAATCCGTTTGTCACCTATGGCATTGCCAAAATTCCCGAGTATGAGCCGAGGAACGTCGCAGAGCGAGGTGTCACCGATACTTTTGACACCGACACCTGGATGGTCCTGCACAGGCTGCAAACCAGAAAGCTCACAGGTAATGACGCAATCGTCAGAGTAGGGGCGGAGCTGGCATGTTTGTCACCAAAGTCTGCCGAGCTACTGAAGCGCATCATCACCAAGGATCTGCGCGCAGGTATTCGTGCGTCGACTGTAAACAAGGTCATGAAGGGCCTGATTCCAAAGTTCGACTGTATGCTGGCGCACAAGTATGAAGAAAAGCGTATCAAGGAATGGCCTGTCCTGGTCGAGCCCAAGCTGGATGGTGTTCGCGTGCTGTGCTTCGTCAACGTGCCCGACGAGGAAGTGAAATTCACTTCGCGCACAGGCAAGGAATTCACCACCTTTGATCACCTGAAGCCCGCCGTGCTGGAAGAGATCAAAGAGGCGCACGAAGACCTGATGGATGAGTATTACAGGCACGTCGTCCTCGATGGCGAAGTGGTGTCCGGCTCGTTCAATAAGACGGTCAGTGAAGTGCGCAAGAAAGATAGCCAGGCGGATGACGCCGAGTTCCATATCTTCCACATGCTGAGCTACACAGAGTTCACAATGGGCAAGGGCAACCTGAGTATGCTTGAGACGCGCAGGTTACTGGAGTCACAGTTCGGAAGCAGTCTGGATGGCTCCAAAGGTTTACGCCTGTTGCAGAGCTATAACGTGCACTCACACGAAGAGATCATGCAGATCTGCCAGAGCATCTGGGACAAGGGTGGTGAGGGCGTCATCATCAAAGATCCGGCAAAGCCCTATGTCTGTAAACGCAATCATGCCTGGATGAAGATCAAGGCGGAGAACTCAGAAGACCTGCGTGTTGTCGATGCGTTCGAAGGCACAGGTAAATACGAAGGAAGCCTGGGTGGACTGGTCGTGGATCGTAATGGTGTCAAGGTGCGCGTCGGCGGAGGCTTCTCGGATGACCAGCGCAAAGAGTTCTGGAAGGTGTATCAGTCTGACATGGAAAAGCTCGGCTCAAGTGACATGAGCATAAGGGAGCTGATCGGTCGCCTCATCGAGGTCGAGTATCACGAAGAGACTCCGGACGGTTCACTGCGTCACCCGCGCTTTGTGCGTTTCCGCGACGACAAGGATCAGGAGGCAGCATGAGCGGAGACGTAAGCAAACTGCCCAAGTGGGCACAGAACAAAATCCAGAAGCTCCAGTGGGACATTGAGAGTCTGGAGGAAAAGTTAAAGCAGGCTCGTGGCAATCAAAAGACAAACGTCTACCTGCATGACTACGTGAGTGGTGACTATTCGTATCTGCCCGAGAATCGAGCAATCAAGTTCAAGATTGGTAAAGGCGATATGGACGTGATCGAGGTCATGCTGGATCTGGACAACTGGACGGGAATGAAATGTGTTGAGGTGCGCGCAGTCCAGGGTGCCCTCATCGCCATTCCATCATCAAGCAATGTAATGAAAATGGGAGTAGCAGAACGTGAGTAAATTTCTATTAACACTGACAGGCCCAAGCGGGTCAGGCAAATCCACCCTGGAAAGAATGCTGGTTGAGACTGGCGTCTATGAGCGACTGATCAGCACCACAACGCGACAGCCGCGTGATGGTGAGATCGATTCGAATGCCTATTACTTCGTCAGCGACGAAGAATTCAGCAAGGGCATGGAAGAAGG